TATCGACGGGTAAAGCCTCGTTTGCGGTCACCGCCGCCCCAGCATTCCGCTGGTCAATCCGCATATCGCCGTTGATGATGCGGTTGCGAAAGCCCATGCTGTTGACGGCAGAAATGTTGTTGCCGTTGACGGTCAAAGAGGTCGCCGTGGCAGCGCCCAACGACCCAGACAACGTCGTAGCGGTCAAAGTCCCAGTAACCGTCACGCCCGCGCTATTGACCGTCACCACATCACCTGTGGTGGCACCAGAGTTACCAACGCCAAGGCGAACCGTGCCGTCCGGGGTGTTCGGCTGGTACAGCGTGAAGTTTTCCGCCGCCACATTAGATGTGCCGACCTGTACGTTCTTGGAGTTGATGGTGGACATTAGTATTTTCCTTCTGCAAAGACGTTCACGAACACCGTGCCGTCTTCCAGCGCTTCGATCTCATGCCATTCAACGGCTAGTAGGTTCACCGGCTGCGTGTCCTTGGTCATCACCAACTCCCGGCCTTCCTTGCGCACGATGCAGCTACCGGCGTGACACATGGTCAGATGTGCGTAGGAATGGGCATGGCGCGGCAACCCCTCACCCTTGTTGGCGTGAAACACGTTCAACGTAGCTCCGTCATAGGTGACGGTAAAGCGAGGGGCCGAGGTGATCACAACGTCTGTGTTCCTTGTGTGATGGGCTGCGGGGGGTAGGGGAGTCCAGTTACGGGATCAACGCCAGCAGCAAGTTGTGTGATGCCACCTTCAATGTTGCCGTCAATAATCTGTTGGTATACCCAACGCCCTGTCATTGCGTAGTCGTCCGAACGAGCGCAATAGATACAAAGCTCAAACGGAAACCCCTCATCCGGAGAGATTTCTACGTCAGCAAAATAAACGCCTTCTTCATCCCCTGCTTTACGGACATTGCGTATAGCGCCAAAGGTAATATTTCCAATTTTTGTCATTGTTATTTTCCTTTACGCAACACGTTGTACTAAATTATAAACAGTATACGTACCACAACCGCCCGGTACAAAACCGGATGTACCCCTTGAACGCCATGTCCCTGCTACCGCATTTGCCCCACCAGTGTTAAATTGAGCACCCGAATCTACGCGACAAGCAAGAGTTGTATTTAAGTTAGCAAACACACTTGAATCAACGCGTGTACAATAGCTACCTATAGGATAGCTTGTGTTGTTTGCAGATGTTCCCGCATAAAAATCAAGCGCAATAGTTCCGCTAGTAGTAATCGTGCCTCCAGTAAGCCCGTTACCTGCGGTGATGGATGTAACTCCCCCAGAAACTGTTGCCCAACTACTATCGCCCCGTAAATATGTAGAAGCGCTAGGGGTTCCCGTTGCCGCAAGACGGGCAACAGCTACGGTGCCAGAAGAAATGTTTGTGCCGTTTAACGCCGTAAGGTTGGCCCCACTGGCCGCAGGCAGCGTGGCGGGGAATCTAGCATCAGGGACTGTGCCAGATGCAAGGTTGGATGCGTTGAGGTTGGTCAGGTTGGAGCCGTTCCCGGATGAGGGAGTACCCAAAGCCCCACCACCCAACACCACTGTCCCGGTCTCATCCGGCAGCGTCACCGTTCTGTCAGAGTTCGTATTGGGCGAGGCAATGGTTACTGTGCCGGTGCCCAGCGCGTTTCCGTTAAATGCAATGCGGCTCATGTGTATCCCTTAGATTACAACCCAGCGACCGCCAGATGCCACCGTCACCGTAACACCTGAGTCCACAACAAGTGGGCCTGTGCTGGAAGCGTTATTGCCCGAGGCCACCGTGTAGGAACTGGTAACCAACGCTGCGCTTACAAAGATGCCGTTGCTGGCCGTGATCGCGCTGGACTGCAAGTCTCCCGTGCTGGGCTTGTACAAAAGCTTGGCGTTGCTGGTGTAAATCGTACTGGGCGTACCAGATGTGGCCGCAGCGAACAGCGGGTAGACGTTAGTGGCTGTGCTGGTGTCGTTAGAGATCGATGCCCCTGCCGCAGCCCACGAAGTGTCCGTGCCATCTGTCGTCAGGTATTTGCCTGAGTTACCCCCTTGGCTGGGTGCAAGTGCATTAAATGCAGCATTCGCAGTCGTTTGACCCGTACCACCCGCCACAATCGGCAAGGTTCCCGCAGTCAGGGTTGTTGCCCCGGTGGAGTACAGAGCGTTGTTCGCGCCCGTGAAAGTGGTCAGACCCGTGCCGCCGTAGGCTGGCTGAATGGTGCCGCCGTTCCACGTACCGCCGGTGACGATGGTTGAGTTGAGATACAGAGCGTCCGTACCCCAAGTCACGTTCTCAGGCAGGAACGCATGAACGTCCCAAGTACCCGCAACCGTGCCGTTAGCCAGTAACACCAACTCAGCCGCACCGCCCGAAGTAATTGTCCCAACAAGCCCCGAGGCGTAGTCCCGCAAAGTCAGGGTGCCTGTAGCATTGTTGTTGAATACAAACGCCACCCCGGTAGTCAAGGTGGTTGCATCCGGCATCGTATAGGTATGCCCGCCAGTGCCGTTGAGGGTTTGGGAGTACGTCGAAGCCGCTGTCAGCGCAGTGGTGCCTGCCGAAGCCGTCGTGGAAGTGTTTGCCTGATTTAAACGGTTAACCGCGACGTTCTCGTTGGCATCGCGCAGCATCACCGAGTTGGCACCAGACGATGCCGTGACCCCAGTACCGCCATACGCCACGCCAATGGTCGATCCCTGCCATGTGCCAGAAGCCACGGTCCCCAGCGCAGAGACGTTGCCGCTGCCGTCCAGATTGACTGACTTGCCCGATGGGTAGGTAACAAAGACACTAACGGGATCAACAAAGGTCTCTGCGCTGCCCCCGTTGCTGGATGCGTAGATCGTCGTTCTAGTCAGCGTGGGGCCGCTCGTGGAGTACGTGCCAAGGCCCACCTCCCAGTTACCCGCCGTGTCTGTGGAGGAGTAATAGGTGGTGTTGGTGTCACCAATGACAGCAAACGTCTGAAAGCCCGCAACCGCGCCGGTCAGCGTAAAGCTTACAGTGGTATTCGCCGTGGCCGATTCTTGGACACGGTTTGCGAGGACCAGAGCCATTGAAGACTCCTTTATTAACTCGTAGCCGTGGTCGAGTAGGTAACGCTAACCGTGTCGCCCGCCGTGGTAACTTTAGCCGTGGAGAACGCCCCTGCGCTATACAGCGTGCCCGAGGTGTTGTTTTGCGTAGAAGACGCGCCAGAGCCGGTTACCAAGAAGCAGCCACCCACCGTACCACCTGCGCCCGTGATGGTGTAGGTAATAGCCGTGGCAGTCTTGGTCGTCACGTTGGTCGGCGTAGTTCCCGTGGAGGTTGCGGAACTAAACGATGCCGTGCCCCGTACAGCAGAACCACCCACCGTGTAGTTGACGAACTCAGTCCAGCCACCGTGAGAAGTCATGGTGTCCGCAGCGGCAAACGTCGGGCTTGCGCCAGAGATCAGGCCAAGGAACGGACCCACAGTCGTATAAGCGCTACCAGACAGCAGGGTGTCCAGCATCAGCTCTTTACCAACGGCGTTGACCAAGTTGGGGAACTCATCTTGCCACTTGATGCTGCCATCAGCAGCGCGGCAGACCACATGATAGTAGCCTTCAACACCGACAGACTCAGCCCCAACCACATTGGACTGCATGGTCACCTGTGCGTGGTCGCCAAAATTTGAAAGTTCTTTTTGCATGATTGATCCTTAAACAAGGCGGATAAGAGCAGAGGTGCTGGTATTAGCGGGCATCTGCACAGTGAAAGAAGTGGTTGAGGTTTTGTCCGAGCCAAAGTCCAGCACGCACACAGCGCCGTTATCACCGGGCGTGTAAATCAACGCGCCACGGGCCGTGATCGCTCCAGTCCACGCAGGAGACGAGAAGTTGACATACGTGACGCTACCCCCCGAGGTAGCTTCGCTAGAGATTGTTGCGGTAACAACAGAACCGCCTGCAACATAGTTGCCGCCTGATGCCTCACCAGTCACGGTGTACGCGGTGGTGGTTTGATCCAGCGTTGCAGAGTTGGTGTACAGCGCCAGATAGAACGTGTCCGAGGCAAAGTTGATCGTGCCGTTAACAAGGCCCGAACGCAACGTGTTGCAGGAGTAGTTGCCTGTAAACGCCATTACCGGACCCCGTTATTCTGAGGCAGCGGTGGCACACGGAACTGCCCTGACCTGTATGCGTCAGAACGCTCAAGACCATCACCCAGACGCTGGGCCAGAGCAAGCGCTTCTTTGTATTTGCCGTCGTACAGGGCCAGCATGTCTGCTTCGCCCTTCATAAAGGTATAAGCCTCTACCAACGAACCGTACAGCAAGACAGTATCGAAGTTGTCGCCCAGCCATGTTTGGCCCAACGGT